CGAAGGCAAAGCTCCACAGCTTGCCGACACTAAGCGAGCCCGCATGCCCGCATTTTTTGAACATGCAAACACCAACTTACCCAAGTACGCTTGATTGGGGACGCATCGAGAAGATCATTGATGAACTCGATCAACAGTTTCCAGACAAGTTTCCAGACCATACACTATCAGAGAAAGAAATATCTTTTAGGGCTGGTCAATTATCAATTATACGTATACTAAAAGAAAAATTTAAAGGAGAATAATTATGTGTATTGGAGGATTATTTGGTGGAGGAAGGAGAAACCCTGAACCACCTCCAACACCTGCCCCACCAACACCACCACCCGCACCAGCACCTGTGCAAACAGCACCGACACCTTTACCAGAAACACCAACTCCTGCTCCTGTAACAGAAGATCAGACTAAGAAGAAGGCAAAAGTAAAAGCTAAAAAAGTAAGTGCAAAGAAAAAAACTGCAGGTACTACTCAATTAGCTACTAAGAAACCAGCAACAGGTGGACTAAAAGGTATTAACACTGGACAAGGTGTTAACATTGGTAGTAGTGGACAAGGTACAGGTACATACGGAGGCTAATGAAAAACGCACGGCAACGATACAATGAGCTATCAAGTCACCGTGAACAATTCTTAAATGTTGCTTATGAATGTGCAGAGCTAACCATCCCTACACTCTTAATGAGAAATGAAGGTGATGCTCTGTACAATAGCTTTCAAACACCTTGGCAATCAGTCGGAGCTAAAGGGGTAACCACGCTGAGTTCAAAGCTCATGCTAGGACTCCTACCTCCGTCAACCAGTTTTTTTAAACTACAGTTAGATGATTCTAATTTAGGTGTAGAGATACCAGCCGAAGCAAAGAGTGAATTAGATCTTAGTTTTGCAAAAATAGAACGCATGATAATGGAGAGCATAGCTGCCTCCACAGACAGAGTTCAGATATTTGCAGCATTAAAACATCTTGTCGTTACGGGCAACGCTCTTGTATATATGGCAAAGGATGGTATGAAAGTATACCCATTAAATCGTTACGTTGTTGAAAGAGATGGTAATGGCAATGTGGTTGAAATAGTAACAAAAGAAAGAGTCAGTAAAAAATTATTAGGTTTACCAGAGTTAGATGATGATGGTGTTAATGATGACTCAAAAGGTGACTACAAAGGTACAAAAGATGTAGATGTATATACATGCGTAAAATTATCTAGCAATGGCTGGCGTTGGCATCAAGAAGCTAACGATACAATACTACCAGATAGTGTAGGTAAAGCTCCAAAGGATAAGACTCCTTGGCTCCCCCTCAGATTTGTAACTGTGGACGGAGAAGATTATGGTCGTTCTAGAGTTGAAGAGTTCCTTGGGGACTTGAAATCTTTAGAGGCATTGATGCAAGCTATAGTAGAAGGTAGTGCAGCAGCAGCAAAAGTTGTGTTTACTGTATCACCATCAAGTACAACTAAGCCAGCATCATTAGCTAACGCAGGTAATGGAGCTATCATACAGGGTAGACCAGACGATATAGGAGTTGTACAAGTAGGTAAAACTGCTGACTTTCAAACTGCATATCAAATGATTAACATGCTAGAGAAAAGATTAGCTGAGGCTTTTCTTGTCTTATCAGTACGTCAGTCAGAGAGAACTACAGCAGAGGAAGTTAGAATGACACAGATGGAACTAGAGAGACAGCTGGGTGGCCTGTTCAGCTTGTTAACGACAGAGTTCCTAATACCCTACCTCAACCGTACTATGCACACACTTACTAGGGCAAAAAAGATACCATCCGTACCTTCCAATTTAGTAAAACCCACCATAGTTGCAGGTATAAATGCACTTGGTAGAGGTCAAGACAGAGATGCCCTTGTACAGTTTATAACTACAATAGCTCAAACAATGGGGCCAGAGGCTTTGGCTCAATATATGAACCCTGATGAAGCTATTAAACGCCTTGCTGCAGCACAAGGTATTGACATACTTAATCTTGTTAAGAGTATGGATGAACGTAATCAAGAACAAGAACAAGCTATGCAAGCACAACAAGCTATGTCACTTACAGATCAAGCAGGAAAAATAGCAGGAACTCCACTGATGGATCCTTCTAAAAACCCAGAACTACTTGATGCAATAAGTCAAGCTGCACCCGCACTACAACAACCACAGTAATTATGGCAGAAACAATCCGCTACGACACCTCAGATGACCCTGTAGCAGCACAAGCAATAGCAGAAAAAGAAGCTGAATCTCTAAAGATCGGTGAAGAACTTATGGCAAAGCAAGAAAAAATGCTTGCTGGTAAGTATAAAAGTGCTGAAGATTTAGAAGCAGCATATCTTGAGTTACAGAAAAAATTAGGTAATACACCTGAAACAAATAGTCAAGAACCAGAGACAGAATATGAATTATATACTGACGATGGTAGTGTTAACTATGAAACAGCTAACGAACTATACGGTAATCAACTAGGAGAATTATTTAAAAATAATAATATAGACCCATTTGCAATGAGTAAACACTTTGAGGAAAATAATGGGACTTTAGATGATACAATGTATGAGCAGTTAAGTAAAGCTGGTCTTAGTAAAAGCGTAGTTGATAACTATTTAGAAGGTGTTAGAAATGAAGTTGGTTTTAGTACCGACACTGCAGAACCTACATTATCACAAACAGAGGTTGATGAAATTAAAGGTATAGCTGGTGGTGAAGATGGTTATGATGCTCTTATGGAATGGGCTGGTAACAATCTTAGTAAAGAGGATGCTAAAAACTATGATGATGTTTTAGCTACAGCCAATAAATCAGCTATCAAATTTGCAGTCAAAGCACTTATAGGACAATATGAAGATTTACAGGGAAGAGATTCTCGCATAGTCACTGGTAAAGAGTCATCTACTGAAAACTACAGAAGCATGGCTGAGGTTGTCAGAGACATGAACAAACCAGAATATCAGAACGATGAAGCGTTTAGAGATGATGTCCTAAGAAAACTATCCGCATCAAACTTAAAAGTATAGGAGATTAATTATGCCAATGGGTAAGGGTACTTACGGAAGTAAGAAAGGTAGACCACCTGCAAAAGGTAAGAAGATGAACAAAGGTTTATCTAAACTACCAGCTGCAGTAAGAAAAAAGATTTTAGGTAATAAGAAAAAATAATGGCTCGCAAGAAAGGTGTAAGTCTGTCTTTAGGTAGAGGTGAGAAATCCCGCAAGGGCGGGCTTACAGCTAAAGGCAGAGCTAAATATAATAGAGCTACGGGCTCCAATCTCAAGGCTCCTCAGCCTCAAGGTGGTGCTCGTAAGCGTTCCTTTTGTGCTCGCATGAAGGGAGTTAAAGGGCCAATGAAAAAGCCCAACGGAAAGCCAACCCGTAAGGCATTGGCACTACGTAGATGGAAATGCTGATGAAAAAAGTTAATTCAGTTAATGTACAAGGGGCAAGCACCCCTGTTAAATATTACAAAGATAATAATAAGATTCTACCTAATTTTGGGGCAACTAGAATTGGAAAAATTAGACTTAAAAAAGTATAATGGCACACAAGAAAGGATCTAAGTGTGGCTGTAAACACGGAGGCAAAAAGAAGTAATGGCTAAATTATGTGCCCGTGGAAAGGCAGCTGCAAAAAGAAAGTTCAAGGTATACCCTTCAGCATATGCTAATGCGTATGGTGTAAAGGTATGTAAAGGACAAGTAAAATCTGGCGGTAAAAGAAAAACTGCCAAAGGCTATACTAGAGGAAAGAGATGAGTTTAAAAAGATGGTTTAAAGAAAAGTGGGTGGACGTAAAAACTGGTAAGCCTTGTGGCAGACAGAAAGGCGAAAAGCGTAAAGGCTACCCCGCTTGTCGTCCATCTCGAAGAGTCTCTTCCAAAACACCAAAGACTACTAAAGAAATGTCTAGCGGTGAAAAAACAAGATTTAGAAAATCTAAAACAAGTTCACGTAGAATTAACTACAACCACAAACGAAGAAAAAAATGACACACCACAACCATGAAAACGATAGATGGCATGTTGCAGAAGAGCTTAATGGTCGTCTTGCCATGCTTGGTATTCTCGCTGCTCTTGGTGCTTACGCCTCAACAGGTCAGATCATCCCAGGAATTTTCTAGTCCTTATGATTGGAAGATGACATGTGACGATTTCATATTATCTAAATATACTGTAATGCAAGACCCACATCTTGACGTACAGGCAAAACGTAACATCATAGCTTATCTTGGACAGAAAGTTATTGGTGAATGTACACAACCTTTATCGTAACGTCACGTCCGTTCATCCTTCGGGACGCATGACACCAAAGCATGGAACGGGGCTTTGGTATATGGGAGTTTACCATGACAGTAACTTACGTATATCGTGGCGTTGCTTACACTAAAACTATCAAATGAATGACAGAGCAATTTGGTTTGGTATAATCGGTCTAGCTATTATAATGGGAGCTTTAGAATTAGCTCACATTCAAACGCATATGACAGAGAAACGACCAAATTATCATTTACATAAAGTAGTTCGTTAAGCGACATGGGAGGTGCAATGCCTCCCTCTACATTTGGTATTAGCCTCTACGGAGACACCTAATGCCGTC